ATCTAAAGTTAGAACTAAAATAACTAAGAATGGTAATATTTTGACTATTAGAGTTAAGTATGATTATAGTACAAAAACATCATCTACACCAAACCAAGAAGTAACAATAACAATGGATACAAATACATGAATTATGATTATAGTACGTTAAATGTAGGTAAACTCGATTATGATTCTATCAAATCAAGTTTAGTAACATTTTTACAAAAATATCCACAATTTCAAAATTATGATTTTGCAAACCAAGCATCAGCCATCAATATGTTCTTGGATATTTTATCTGCAAATACTGCATATAATGGTTATTATTTACATTCAGTTTTGACAAATTCATTTCCAACCACAGCTTCAACAAAGCGCACGTTACTTTTAAACGCTGGTTTACATGGTGCGTTTATTTCTGATACCGTTTCTTCTCGCTGTATTGCAACAATAAAAAATAAAGAAACTACTGCTATTCCAGCATACAGTGTTTTTAATGGAATACAATCAAATAACTCCCCATGTTTATTTTATAATCTAACATCTATACCAGTTACAGTTGATGACAATACAACCGATGTTGTGTTGGTTGCAGGAAAAACGTTAACTGAATTCGGCAACATCGACATAGCAAAACAGGTAATTTCTATTCCTGTATCATATGATCCATCTACTGTTTCTTTTAGTTCTTATGCTACTGATGGTAGCGAAGTTTCATGGAGTAGAGTAGATAAATTTTCAAATAATTCTGGAACTAAAATATTTACGGTTTTAAACGGTCCTAATGTTTATTATGTTACTAATAATATTTCTGGAGCAGAAGTTATCACGGGCGCAGCAGTTTGTCGAGCCCTAGAGTCTTCAGGAACTGTAACTGATTCTGCAGAAATTTTAAATGCAAAAATCTACAGTAATGTCACCGTAGTTAGTCACACTGTTCCAACTGGTGGAAGAGATGGAACAACAAAAGATTATATTAGAACTTATACTCAGTATGCTGTAAATACAAGAGATAGAATTGTAACAGAATATGATTATAAAGATGCAATATATTCGTTTTTAATTGGTAAAGGTTTAACAATAGCGTATACCGATATTGTTATCAGTAGCCCAAGTGTAGGTCAGATTAAATTTTATGTTCCTAATTTATCAGATGCATTACAAAGTGAATTGATTACAGATTATCTTGCTGTTAGAAAAATTGCTGGTATCATAGTATCATACGGACAATAATATGACATTATTTTATAGTTTTACAAAAGATTCAATTCAAACTGGTATTGACAGAATTGTCCAGACTACTTTTAAATTGCTGCGTGAACAGGGTATTCCAGAAAAAGAATGGATAAGATTCAAATTAAGAATCAATTTCCATCATGGGTACAAAAAGAATATGCTGCTAACCCAACTTCAGCACCAGTAATTGATTTTTTTACTTATTACTATAGATGGCTTTTTGATTATGAAGGCTACGGTATGGGATTTTATCTCGAAGATTTAAGAGATATTCACTATGTCCCAGATGCATTTTTGCAAGCATACGCAGACTTAGTATTTTCTGGTAATTTAAATTTTGCTACTTATCCAGAACTTGTTAGTAATTTTAGAAGATTTTATATGACATATGATGTGTATACGAGAATACGTGGAACACAAGAAGGTATGGCATATATTTTAAAAAGTTTATTTGGTGTAACAACGCTTAGTATTGTAGTAAGTTCTGGTGGTAGATACACAGTTACATCAAATTTAAATGCTTCTTATCGAACACTATTTAAAACTTTAGCGTGTCCTTTTTCTTTTGAAATAACTTTTCTAAGTGTCTAATGAATTTTTTAAATAAATGTATTGCTTTGGCTATGTCTTTGGCTTCACGTGGATTTACAAACAAAAAAGCTTTTGTTTGGGAAAAACAATTACGTGTATTGTCTTGCTTTGGTAATGAGTCAATTTTACCATGCGCAAATTTACTTAAAAGTGAACACCATGGTGGTCATTACTGTGGTGGATGTGGGTGTGGAGACACTCCATATACTCAATTATTAGTAAATGGTAAATCTTATTCTAAATTGGATTATCCGTATCTTTCGTGTCCACTAAAGATGCCAGGATTTTCTAATTATGAACCAGCAAATCCTAAAGAAATTGAAGAAAACAATAGAAAAACTCAAATTGAAATTTATGATATTATGGAACTGGATAAAATTATTGTGTCTAATCCAGACCCATCTGATGTAGAATATCAAGTTTTTGAGAAAATGGCTAAAATTAAAAGTTCTCAAGAGCCTAAATAATTTTTGTAATGGATCCAACAAACAAAGAAGAATTTATTGGTTTTTGTAAACGAGCCCTGGGCGAACCAGTTGTCACGGTCAATATTGGCTCTACTCAAGCTGATGATCGTTTGGATGACTGTTTAAGCTATCTAATGGAAAAGCATTTTGACTTTGTTCATAGAGCTCTGTTTGCTTATAAAATTACTGGAACTGATTTATCGCGCCAGTATATCAATACTGATAATATAGGTGCTGCACTTGGTTCTAGTGGTGGGTGGCCTAGCGCAGACCATATTTTAACTATCAGTAAAGTTTATCCTATTACTTCTACTGTTGGTGATTACATCTTTGATCTACGTTATCAATTATCGATGCAGGATTTCTTTGGTATCTTCTTTAATCAAGGACAAGCATCATATGGTGCATTATCCAATTACGAGATGGCAAGAAGTTATATTCAAACTATTGAAATGGATTTTTCATATCCAGTTGCATACACATTCTCAAAAGCTACATCAAGACTCTTTTTAGATACAGGAAAAGAGAGACTCAAAGTAGGAAGTTATTTGATGTTTGAAGCTTATGTTGCTATTGACGTAGACTTATATCCAAAAATATGGAAAGACCGTATTTTTAAACGATACTATACGGCTACATTGAAAAAACAATGGGCACAGAATCTTATGAAGTTTTCTGGTGTTCCGCTGCCTGGTGGTGCACAAATGAATGCACCCGCTCTTATGGCTGATGCCTTACGAGAAATAGAAGAGATTGAAGATAAGATAACCAAGATGTACGAGCCACCACCAGATATGCTGATAGGCTAAACCATGACTACCAACCCATATATTCAAGACGATACTGGACAACAAGATTTGATGGAATCTATAACCATCGAAATTATTCAAGGTACCGGAAGAGATGTGGTTTATGTTCCACGTCAATATGCAAATATTGATAAAATCTTTGGTGAAGATATGGGTACTTCGTTTTCTACATCTTATACCATTGAAGCCTATATCAAAACAAATACTGGGTTCAAAGGAACTGATATTATTAATCAGTTTGGTATTGAAGTCAAAGATCAACTTACTCTGGTTATTGCAAAGAAAAGATTCAAGGACATAGTAAGTGCAGCAGAACCTGCAATTATTCGTCCACGCGAAGGTGACCTAATCTATTTTCCTTTATCCAAAAGTATATTTGAAATCAACTTTGTGGAGCATGAAAATCCATTCTACGCATTAGGCAAACTTCATAGTTATGAATTGACATGTGAAATGTTCAGTTACAGTATGGAAAAAATTACCACAGGCAATACTGCTATCAATGAAATTTATGACAATGCCTTTAGAACCTTCTACAACCTATATGTGTACAATCTTATAGGTGCTACATCTTTCTATCCAGGACAATACGTAAGGCAAAGTGGTATTTCTGGTAGTTCTGGTGGATTTGGTCAAATTGAATCTTGGGGTGGTGAAACTTATAGTCCAGTGCTTATCAATATTATCAGCGGAAGCTTCAGCACGGCTTCTACCTTTAGAGCCCTCGGAGATACGGCTGGAGTCTACCAAGGCCTCACAGCGTCTATTAGCTCCATTATTCCGGATACTAATAGATACATGTCCTACGGAACCAACAAGACTCTCAAAGGAAACAATGAGGATTTTGAACAAGAAAGATTTGCAAATAATGTGGTCCCGTTTGACAATACGGATCCATTCTCGGAAGGTAATTATTAATGTTTCAATATTATTACGGCGCATATCTTCGAAAAGTCGTTATTGCTTTCGGTACACTATTCAATAATATCTATGTTGCTCACCCAGAAAGTGGAGTTGACAAAAATATTCGTGTTCCATTAACTTATGCACCTAAAGAAAAGTTTATTCGGCGGTTATTAGAAGAATCATCGATCACCGATGATACTAAATTAGGTATACGTTTACCGCAGATGAGTTTTGCAGTTAACCAGATTGCCATTGATCCAAGCCGTAGACGTAACAAAGTAAATACAGATGTATATGATGTTGTTGGCAATCAGGGTAAACAAATGTTTGTCGAAGTACCCATTAACATAACATTTAATTTGTTTATGTACACAAGACATATTACAGATACTTTACAAATTTCAGAACAAATTATTCCATATTTTAATCCAGAATTTAATTTAAAAATTAACTATGGTGCAAATAGAGATGATACAACAGTTCCACTGGTTATCATGAACGGTATTAATTTAAATGAACGATACGATGGAGACTTTGGCAGTCGCCGCCTAAATATGTCTAGTATAGGATTAATCGCAAAAGGTTATATGTTTGGTCCAGCAAATGGTAACCAAGCTGTTGATCTTCTTGAAGATTATAATCTCGATGTGCAAGCTATGTTAGAATAAAAATGAAAGATGTAAATAAAAATTTAGAACAGTTTTTTCATATAGACTCTACAAACGAAACTACCAAACAAGAAATTGTAAAACCTGGTGCTACTGGACCAGCAAGTGAAGATTACGATTTTGCCAGACAGAATCTAAGAAATCTTATTTCTAGCGGGGCAGTTAGTTTAGAAGGAATAATGAAAGTTGCTATTGAATCTGACAACCCAAGAGCTTATGAAGTTCTTGCTACTATGATTAAAACAATAGCTGATATCAATGTAAATCTAATGGACGTATCTACAAAATTTGCAGAAACAAATAAAGTTACTGTAAAAAATAATACAAATAATTCAATATTTGTTGGTACAACAAAAGATCTACAAGCCTTATTAAAAAAAGAAAAAGAATATGTGGAGGCAGAAATAAATGAGTCAACCCAGAACAGGATATCGGTCAAACCCGAATCTTAAAGCACCTGGTATAAATGTCAATTATACCAAAGACCAATTTGACGAATATGTCAAGTGTGCT